GTATAGTATAATAGTAGTATTACTTGTAAAGTTTAGTTTCTTCGCGTTTATTTGCAGACACTTGCTGCAACATATCTTTCTTCTGTTCAAGGGCGCGAACAAGTCCCTTGAGCATTTCATATTTAAAGAGAGCGTCATCTGCGGAGTTCTGCAAAGCAGAATAAGTCTCATCACTAAACACAATATCGTCAAGGTCTTTAGCGGTTAACTTAACACTGGACTCAGCCTTCTTTGTTTTTCTAAGATCAGAAGCAAAGTGAGTAACATTAAGAATTTTCTCATTCATTCTCTTTTTCGCCATGCTCATCAGTCCATAATAGTAGGAGTAGATGGAAGCTTGTCGAAACATCTCATTCTCTACCTCATAATCGTTAAAGGAAACAAGAGCATCGCTTATGTCTTTATAGTTTTCCCAGGTAAAGTCTTCTAGTGATTCAATTAGTTCTTGCATATTAATACCCGCTGTTGGGTGGCGTAGGTTTACTTGTCTTACTATTAGAGACTGTTGCCCCAGATCCTTTCAATATATTTGTTAAAAAGTTTTTTTCTTTGATCTGATTGGAGTTGTTAGGCTGTGTTGGGGGGTTTAAATTGGGGGGTGGAAACAGTCTAGCATATTCCGCTTTAGTAACCAAGGAATAAGCACCTGTCATATCTAAAGCAACATAATCTCCAGGTGCCCCTTTTATAGCCCATGCTTTTGGATCAGAAATACCCTGCCTAATTAACCCAAAAGGGTAACTGATCAAGAAAAAGCTTTGGGTCTCATCAACCCTTGTTTGGTTGGTGGGGGACATAAACTGCCATATCCCTCCCTTGTATATAGATAAGGAGGTTGTGGGGCTAACTTGTTGAACTAATATATCCTTTAATGTCATGTCTTTCATGGAATTTCTCCTACTCTATTTAGGTATGTCAAATATAAATTCAAATAGTTCTTTGTTCAATGTAGCTAATTGCTGAATCATATTTGAGGTAATAGTAGTTATAAACTCATTGCCGATCTGGGGCATCTCATCATCATCCCCTAATCCATACAGGTCAAATCCAATGTGACAAATTTCATGCAAAAGAGTTCCTTTATAGTCCTCTATACATTGGTTAGGATCAATAGTAAGAAGAGACTTAGGAAATTCTACACAACCATAAAGGTTATCTTTCGTTAAGGGTTTTTGAACAATCGTAAAGGTTTTAATTCCTGTGTGAACCTCTAAAGGATGTACAGGGTAGTCTTTTTTTGATACTAGAACCATTAGGATGCATCTCCTGTAAATACTTCGTCGCCTTCGGACATCCTAAGAACGCTGTAATCTACATCCATAGGTACGATAAACCTAGGTCTACCATTCCTAGACTTGATAACATAGGCTCTCATCTTACCCTCATCAAACTCCTCTTCAGATTGATTTAAAGACATGGCGAAATCACAGGTTCTAATTTTACCATAAGAGTCTCCAAGTTCTGCATCTGTAATAACCTTCACCATCCTGCCCTGCCTGTTAGTTTGGGTGGCAGTCCACACTAAGAAGTTGTACTCCATAGCTACCCCCCGAAGCTCCTCTGCTGTCTTCTGTTGAGCGTGATACTCTTGCTGGATCTCTCTAGTGGGACGAAGCAGTTCTAGATAGTCCACAATCAGTAGGTCAGGCTCAAACTCATCATAGTTCTTCAACTGAACCAGCAGGTTGCGAATAGTATTAATAGATGCCTGTCCTGTGGGAAACTCCTTAATAACTAGCTGGCTTCCTGGGAACTCTTTCTGGAACATATCCAGACGCTCCTTCACGGTGAGTTGGTTGGCGGGATCCTTCAACTTAAACTGAGGAACCAGCGTCATGATTGAATCAAACCTCTGGGCGATCTTATCCTCACTCATTTCCAGAGAGATGTACAAGACTTTCCTACCCTCAATCATCGAGTGTACTCCCTGGTTCACCAGATACAGGGACTTCCCAACCCCAGGAGGGGCAACAACCATAGCCATCTCTTTGGCACCCAAACCACCTTCTAGGGACTTGTTGATTGCGGGTAGGATTGTCTTATACTTAACCTCATTCTTCTTATTAAAGATACGATCCCAACGACCAATAAGATCGGTAAAATAATCTTGTCCTGTATCTATATCTCTGTTAATTAGGAGAGCCTTCCTTACCAAGGCTTCCACCTCATCAATACGATCCTCTTTGATTAGCGAAATACTATCAGCAATCGCACCCTTCATAGCCTCCTTCTTGGCGAAGCCCTCTACTAGATCGAGAATATACTCGGTGTTGCCTACGGTGGAGGTGTCTACATTATTAATGTAGGAAAGCTCATCCTCATAATCGGAAGCACTCTCACGGGCTCCCAGCGTAGGCTTCACATCTTGGATGATAAAATCATCGGTAGGAAGCTTACTGTACTTCTCGTAATGCTCTTTAACCTTGGTAAAGATTTTTGAATGAGAAGGAAACTCAAAATAATCGGGCTGAACCAGATTAATAATTTGTAGATAGAAATCTTTATTAGACTTCAAGAGGTAGAGTATACCTCTTTGAATATTCTCGCTGAAATCGTAAGCCATACTAAGTTGGTTTGTTTTTATTGGGTTTTGCTATGTCTAGTTTCTCGCTACCAATGTCTTTGTAGCCCATGTTGTTCGCTCTATGATAGGCATCTTCGGTCAGTTTTTTAGACCTTTTTATCTTATTTCTAACTTCTTTTTCACTAACCTTTTTTAACCCTCTTGAGTCAGCAAATTTATCCCAATCAACATTAGCAGACTTATAACGAAAATCTTCGTTGTCTGTAGCATCTTTGGTTTGTTGAATTTGTTTATGCAACCATCTGTTTCCTGAATCTTTATCGTAGCCCTTCTCAAAGTGTTTCTGATACCTGCGTCTTACTGTATGAAAATCTTGAACTCCTGGATTATCTTGGTTTCCATGTCCATCATCCTTATAGGATACATTAACTCCCTGCTGTTGCCAGTATCTATTTGATAGTTTTTTACACTTAGGACAACGAGTTCTATCAGGAGCTTTTCCTACAGGAAGCTGACGATCCCACCAAATATTACACTCTCTACATATCCATTCGAAACTAGGCATTAGCATTGACCCTCCGCTGTCATAGAACACGCATCTCCTGTAGCCATAGAAGTTTCTGTAAACACCGTCATATGTTCTTCAATGTTCTCCTGTGTCAAAGGAATAGCCTCAAGAGGCTCTCCTTCTTTTGCTCCTGCTCTGTACACCGTCAAACCTTTCAAGTACGGAGCATAATCCAAAGCCGCTTGAGAGAACTCTTCAGGCGTAGAAGTGGCAGGAAGATTAATGGTTTTCGAGATACAGGAGTCCATGTATTTTTGGATCGTCGCTTGTACCCGAATGTGGTCTTCGGGGGCCACATCATAGGCTCCGACGAAACATTCAAGTGATCTGTCTTTTTCAAAGTATTCTTGGAATAATGGGTCAACAACTAATTTTTCTTTCCAAATATTGTTATGCCTATAACGCCGCATATACATAGCAGAGAAGATAGGCTCAATGCCTGAACTAACCCCGTGGAGCATTGAGATAGTACCGCAAGGAGGGATAGTAAGCATAACAGCATTTCGAATCCCGTATCGCTTGATAAGCATCCGTATACGAGCGGGGAGAGTTTTTGCATAATCTTCATTTAAAAATTGTTTGTATTCAAACTCTGGGAATGGGCTCTTGTCCCTTGCGAGATAAACAGATTGCTTGTATGATTCATCTCGTATAGTAGTGAATAGTCGGTCTAAGAACTCAAGGCACTTTTCACTACCGTACTTAATCCCCAGTTTAATGAGCATATAATGTAGACCAGTTACGCCTAATCCAATCCTACGAGATCTTTCTCCAACCCTCCTGCATGTGTCCGTAGGAAACTTATTAACAGTAAGTACATTATCTAAGAACCGAATCCCTGTTCTAACCGTTCTTGCAAGACGCTTCCAATCCACATCAGAGCCATCATCAAGTACCATATTAGAAAGATTAACATTGCCGAGGCAACAGTTCCCATAAGAGGGTAATGAA